CCGAGCCGTTGCTCAGATCAGCGCCGAGCGCCCTGGTGACTGCCTGTCCGCCGAGGTTCGTGACGAAGGACGACACGTTGAACAGCGAGTCGGCCAGGAGTTCCTGGCTGACCTGAGTCAGTGCGGCGTACTTGAACGCACCCAGGGTGACCTGTCCGAGGACCGGGTCGCTTTCACCGATGGTTCCGGCTTCAGCGACGATGGCCCCGGAGGGGTTGGTCGTCACCTTCGGGACGAGGAGGTCCTCGCCGCCTGCGGTGCGGATGACCGTGGCGCCAGCCCGAATGACGACTGACTCCTCTTCCAACTTCTCGAAGATGCGGTCATACATCGTGGAGTCCACGATGTTGCCACCAGCGGTGGCGCTGCCCTTGGTCATGTCGCGCTGCTCTGACGGGAGCGACTCGAAGGAGCGGATCTCACCGTCACACAACTGGCGAAACAGGGTGGCGTCGTCGGTCTTGGGATCGACGGCGGCCTCTGGTGCCGGAGTGGTCAGGGTGTTGAACGAGCGGAAGGTCTCCAGGGCCTCGACGGCCTTGGCTTCACGCATAATGGCCCGAAGGCCGGTGTCGATGCGAGCGTCGAGTTCGTCGATGGCGGCGTTGGTCTTGTCTAAGACCTCGGTCTCCTCGGCGGTGAACTCGCGTTCCTCGGCCTCGGTGGCCAAGTCGCGCAGAGCGTGTGCCGCTTGCTGACGTTCCTCAAATGCCCGCTGAATGTCTGCGGGGGTCATGAAGTTTTACTCCTCATGATGGATGGATGGGTGGGTGCTGATGGGTGGCGCCCGGTCAGCGGTAGGTCCCCGGATGTCTGACGATGGAGTGGGTGTCGCCCGGCTCCTGGTCGTCACTGGTGGGGAAGATCAGGTCGCGGAGGTTGTTGGCCTCGGCGGCCTCGATGAGATCTGTGAGGTCGAGTTCCCGGTCGTCGGCCAGAGACCGGAGCGACGCCTCGGTCGAGGAGTAGGCCGGGAAGGTGACCGGCCCGACATCACGAAGGGCGACCTCGGTGAGGGTCCTCATCGGGTAGCCCGAGTCGGTCTCGGACCACTCGTCGGAGATGGTGCGGAAGCCGAACGACGAGCCGGAGATGTCACCCCGCCGTAGCAGCTCTGCCACGTCCCGGCCCAGGGTGGTGGCTGGGAGGTCTATCTCGTAACGGAGGCCCTGTTCGTCCTCGGACAGCCTGAGGGTGCCGGTCGTCGAGCGACCGAGGAGGTGGTCCGGCTCGTGGTTGAACAGAGCCCGAACGTCGGACTGGTTCAGCGTGGAGCGGAAGGTGGCCGGTGCTACCCGTTCGACGAAGCCGCCCAGGTTCTGGGACAGCCTGTTGAACATGGCGGCGTAGCCGACAGCGGTCAGGGTGTCGCCCTCCTCGCGGAGTTCAACGCCCTCGGTGGCGGTGCGGCGTTCGATGGGCATGGTGTCGCTCCTCTCAGAGGACGAGTAGTTGGGGCCTGGTAGGCGTTCTTGTGGAGGTGCGGGGAATCGAACCCCGGTCCCGCAGAGGTCCGCGTGCGGCTTTCCCTGCGGTCGAAACCGACCACCCCCGGACTAGTTGCCGCACATCCCCTCACACTCAGCGTCAAAGTTGAAGTCGAGGGCGGTCTTGGTGAAGTCGACCTTGGAGAGCGGGACCAGAGACCGGTGGAGGTAGACGTCGTTGTCGTATCGGAACTCGGGCTCACCGCTACGGAGCCACCTGTCGAAGTCGACGGCGTCAGCCCACGAGGTCGGGTCGGTCATCTTCATCCGGTACCACTCGTCGTTTGAGTGGTAGGGGCAACCGATACAGGCGCTTCGGTGGAGTGCCCGACCTGGGTAGCGGTCTGCGAAGTAGTCCTTACAGTCCTGGCGGGTCATCCGGCGGTCGACCAACGGGTAGGACTTGTGCTGCCACTTCACCATGGCGGGCTTCATCCTCTGGATCTCGTCGAACGAGATGCCCATGAGAACGTCGACCCAGACGCCGTTCTTTAGGCGGCCGACTGGTTTGACCCCGATGAGTTCCCTGGTCTTGCGATGTATTGGGACGATCTTGTAGTCGATGGTGCATTTCCGGCCCGTGGTCCCAGGACCCTTTTCACCGTTCACGAATAGGGGCATCTGTTCGCCGCCCCGGCTTGTTCGGATGTTGCCAGCACTCACCCGGTGGACCGGGATGGAGAGTTCGCCCTCCAGCCAGTTGAGGTGTTTGTAGATGGCGGCTGGCTCCCAGCCTGTGTCCGAGAAGATGCAGAAGTCGGGCTTGGGGCCTAGTTCCCCGGCGTCTGCCATGAGGGCGAGGACTGTCGATTGGACCCCGGCTCCGAGCGAGATCATCGTGGCCACCGGGTCGCCCGATGGGCGCGTGGGGTCCACCTGGGTGGTGTTCACGGGTAACCCCTTCGGGTTAGAGGACTAGGAGTTGTGGCTCAGCGGGGGCTTCGACTTCCCGCCAGACCGCTGCCCGGTGGTGGGCGATCAGCGAGGCCACGGCGGCGTCGATCTTGCGGGTGCTGCCCTTGTGGTTCTTGGTGATCCTGGAGCCGCCCCGATTGTCCTCTCGGAGGATGGCGTTGGAGAAGTGGCGGACCAGGGCCGGGTCGCCGTTATGCGACAGGCGCCCGTCGACGATGGCCTCGAACATGGCGACCGTTGCCTGGGTCATGCGCTGGGCGGAGCCGGTGTTGAACTGGACGACCCTGTCGGGGAACTCCTCGTCGAGGGAGGCCAACTTGCTCGAACCGCCAGGGGTCAGCGGCCAACTCGACGACGTTGAAGCGGTCGAAGGCTTCGACGATCTCGCCGTAGACCTCGTGGACCGGAGTGCGCCAGCCCATAGCCGACTGGTCGTCGGGCTTCTCCCAGAGGCCGATGATCTCCAGGTGGCGGGGCTCGTCGACCGTGCAGGCCACCAGAGCCGTGGCGTCCCCGGCGAAACTTCCGTCGAACCCCAGGACGACCCGTTCTCCTGGTTCCAGGCGGCGGTCGGAGGCCAGAGCCTCGAACACCCCGGCCGGTAGCCAGGAGTTCTCGACCTTGGTCCAGCCGTTGAGCCGGTACCTGGTGAAGGGNGCCTCGGCGGTGCGGCGGTGGGCGGACTCGAACTCGGCGTGGTTCAGGAAGTGGTCCCAGGCCGGGTTGAACCTGGCCCAGACCTCTGGGTCGTGGATGTCGTACTCCTCGGTGTCGGTCGGGCCGTGCCAGGTCATGCCGAACGACGGGTCGATCACCTCGCCGTTCTTGACCTTGGAGCCGTAGCGCCAGAGTCGACCGAGTGGGGACTCCAGGTCGTAGCCCGCCGTGGAGATGACCAGGGCGAGTGGCTGGGACCGGGTGGCGCTGCCCAGGGTGAGNGCGTCGAACAGTTCGGAGGTCTTGTGGACGTGGNACTCGTCGATGACAACGAAGGACGGGTTGAGTCCCTGTTGGAGTCCGGCGTCGGCGCTGACCACTCGGAAGGTGCCGCCGTTGCGATGGCAGCGGACCTCGTTGCGGTAGACGGTGCAGACGCTTGCCAGGTCCTCGTTGGACTGGATCATGCGGCGCACCTCGTCGAACACGAGGCGGGCCTGTTGCCGGTCACCGGCTGCGGCGATGGCGACGGGCGCCTTGTCGGCGTCGTCAGCGATCAGATGGAACACGCCGAGGGCGGCGGCCAGGGTCGTCTTGGCGTTCTTGCGTGGCAGCCCCAGCAGATAGGTCCTGTGGAGGCGCTTGCCCTCGTCGTCCAGGCGGTAGATGTCGTTGATGACATCCCGCTGGAAGTCGAGCACCTCGAAGGGCTGGCCGTAGAACGAGCCGCCCAGGGTGAGGAACTCCTCCATGAATCGGATGACCTTGCCGCCTTGGGTCCTCATGTTTCACCTCACAGGGCACGCTCCGGTGGAGCAGTCACTCATGGCCTGGCCGACTGACTGTCCGGCAGCGGCTTCGTACTGCTCTCGGGTGATTCGCTCGAAGGGGGCCTGGGGCCTGGAGCCGTCGACCATCACGGTCGTCCCCTTCAGGTGAGGGAGCCACCTGAGCAGGGCGATCTTGAGGTCGTCGGAGGGCTGATCCGGGGGGACGTTGATGGTGAAAGAGATGGCGTTGTCAGCGAAGTGGCGCTGGACGAACTCCTGGGTGGCGAGCATCGTCCACGGGTCAATCTCGTCGGCCTGTTCGATCAGGTCCTGGGGGTAGTCGTCAAGTATCTGGTCCCTTGTGGCGATCGAGACCACGGCGGTGTTGTCGGTGTAGGTGCAGGGCTCGACGTGGCGGCCCTTGGCGACGTGGTCGGCCAGGAGCGGGTCGTTGTCGGCGTACCGGATGCGGCGGATGAAGTGCCGGGCATAGATCGGATGGATGCCAGCGGTGTGGCCGGACAACTGTGAGGTCGAGCCTGTTGGCTGGATCGAGGTGGTCTTGATCGGGACTGCGATGTCCAACTCGTTGGCGTATGCCTTGGCGGCCTGTCGGGCGGCGTCAGCGATCATCTCCAGGTGGACAGCCAGGGTGGTCGAGTTGTGGATGTCCGAGTAGCGGCATCCGCTGGCCAGGGCCCATTCCTGGAAGCCCAGGAGGCCGACCCCGATGCGCCTGTTCTGGTCGACGATGGCCCCCTGGCGTTCGTCCTCGAAGGAAGCGAACGTGGCCCGGATGAGGAACCTGGCGAGGAGCCGGGCGCACTCGGTGGCGGCCGTGATGTCGGTGCCGAACTGGGCCAGGTTGACCGACCCGATACAGCAGGGCTCCCACGCTTCCAGGGCGATCTCGCCGCATGGGTTCGTGGAGCGGACATCGCCTCGCTCACCGACACTGGCGGCCGACGAGTTGAAGAACCCCGGCTCGCCGTTGGATAGCATCCCGGCGACCACGGCGTCGAACACGACGACGGCCTGGGTGTCACCCTCACCGAGAGCCTCGAAGAAGGCGTCGTCAACCTCGACTGAGATGTTGGTGGACCAGTGATCTCCTGGGTCGGCCTTGCAGCCGATGAAGTCCAGGATGTCGTCGTCGCCCCAGTGCTTGATCGACATGCGGGCCGAGCGGCGAGTGTTTCCAGCCACGACACAGCGAGCAATCGCGTGGTCGATGTCCATGGCATCCATGGACGAGAGCGGCCCGGTGCAGGCGTTGAGGATCTCGGTGACGTCCCGGAGCATCTGGACCAGTGGCCCAGGCCCTGAGGCCGTGCCACCGAAGCCACGAATAGGTGCTCCGCATGGACGGACATCGGACACGTCGATGGCGACCTCTCCGCCACCGTTCTCGGCGGTGTCGAGGACCAACTTCAGAGAGTCGACCCAGCCCTGACGGGAGTCGTCGACCTTTACGACCGCCGCTCCTGGCGAAGGGGATGACAGGAGCGGGGCAACCGCCTGGTGGTCGTGGTGTCGGGGAGGACACACCACGTTCAACTCGACCCTGCCCGCCGGGGCGGGGAGTTGGTCCAGGTAGGCGGTTGAGTAGTTGGCGCCAACGCCTGACCCCTTCATGCTCTCGTTGAACAGGAAGGTGAAGTGGTCAGCCAGGTGGGGGCCCCACCCAGCACGGTGGCAGTTGTGGAGGAACTGACGGCCGGGCACGCCAGAGACCCAGAGGTGGCGACCTCCGGGAAGCATGGCGAAGTTGGTGATGAGTTCTGTGAGCCGCTCGGCCTCATCGTCGAGGTGATGAACGGGGTCGACCATGGCGAGGTTGCCGTGGACGACTCGAGCGACGGTGTCGTCCCAGGATTCTGATGTCCCGTCTGGCTTCCGCCTGGCGTAGGTGCGGTTGAATACGGCCTGGCCAAGTGGTCCCCAGTTGGGCATTGTCGCCTCCTTAGGCGTCACCGCCTTCTGAGAGGAAGGCGTCGAGTCGGGATTGGTGCTCGACGGCGGTGATCCCAAGGCGGAGGCGGGCCTCGGGGTTGAGTCCGAGGCGGTCCTCCAACGTGGCGAGGCGTCCTTCAATGTCGCTGACCATGCGGGCGGCC